TACTTGATTGATAGAACCCATTCTAATTGTTGATTGATTTGAAAGTTCTATAACTTTATCTTTTGCATTATCTCTTGTGACTTCTAAATCAAAGTGTTTAATTAAATTTCTTTGTAGATCAAAGGAGATTTGAGATAAAGAATAGTTTGGTGACATCAGTAGCACATGAGAATTTGGTACTAAACAAATTAACTGTCCTATGATATTTGAGATATATGTCTTGCCTTGGCGACGAGAGACCGCCGCACAGACAAAACGATATTTAGGGTTATTAATTGCATTAATGATCGCCGTTTGGGAGGTATTAGGCTCAATGCCTAATAAGTCGAGGTACCCTTCGATGGGTAATTTGATGAACCGATTCTCTGGGGCTAATTCCATGAGATAATCGGGTACAATATCTGTACGGCTTATCTCGATCAATGTAAGGTCTCTTTGTTAAATAAGTTAAAAGGGTCGTCGGAATCAAAGAGTCCATAATCTTTACATAAAGATAGCATATAGATATATCCACTGCAGAGTTCTTCCATACTTTTTTCTCTTGCAGTAAGTGTTATACCTTTAATTTCTCTATGTTTTAATTTTGCTAATACTTGAGAAGCTTCTAAACTTATTCCATCTAGCCAAGCTTCTCTTGCATCTATGACTTTTCTGTGTTGTGTCATCTTTTCCTTCTTTTTATTCCACGAACATATTTCTGAGATTTAGGTGGCATTTTCTTACGCTTACCTTTCCCAGCCCATAAAAATTTATCAGCCCAGTATGCTGGTGACTTTCTTCCTCTAGCAATATTCTTACGATGTCTTGCTTTAAATGAACGTCTTGCTTCTGGGCTGTAATTGTGCCCCATTCCTTGAGCACCGAAGCGAATGATTTTAACTTTACCATTCACTTTTGTAGCCACCACAGCTTTTTTAGAGGGGTGTTTAGGAGTCATCTTAGGCTTATTTAGCCTTGTCAGACCTGCCTTTTTTAGTCTTGCTTTTTCGCTTGCTGTCAGTGCCATTGTTAAACATTCTTACGACATTTTGTAGTCGTCCTGCTTTCATAAAATTATGAAAGTCTTTATGTAATATTTTTATCTGCCGCGCCTTGGTAAAATTCGACCTGCACCCCTTTTTCCAAATCTTGCTGATTTAGGATTAACTGTCTTGCCGAATCTAGGACCGATAGCTTTTGGTGATGCACCATAAAAGCCACCTGGTGTGGTCATTGGAGACTTAGTATTTACGTAAGTTCCTGCTGCAGCGTTAAGGTCTCTAGTGAGTCCTCTTTTTAAAGTATGTTTTCTTAGTTTAGATGTTCCATGAATACTTGGTCCAACTAAAAATCCGCCTTGTCTTGCCATTTTATTGTCCTATGCTTTCTAATAGCTCTTGGCATTGCTGCCCTTTATTTAATTTATATCTTATTGCTTGATATACTCTTAACCTGTGTTCTATTGCGTGTTTAAATTTGTTAGATAAGTCTAACACATGTAAGATTTCACTTACAACTTCGTATTTATTCATATGCCTACTTTTTCTTTCGGCGTCCCCGTTTTTTAAAAGTTCTTACAAAGGTTGGTTTACCACCAACTCCTTGTGCTTTGCTTCGTTTGCGGCGAACTGCCGACCTTTTCTCTGCTGCTGACATTCTTGCTGCCACTCTAGCAGGGACACATTTTGGGTAACCACCTCTAGCAGTTCTTGCTTTAGGTCTACCGCAGGGCTGATAACGTCCTTTCTTTTTTGGACGACTTATATCTACCCATTTTTCTTTAAACCATTTAGTTAATCCACCTTTTGGTTTAGCCATTACTCTGGCTCTGCGTGACTCATGTCTCCTTCTTTTGAAGCAAGATAATTTGCTGCAGACACTACTTCGTATTCTGATACGGCTAACTTATTTGTCCACCAAGTTGGAAGACTTGCTTCTGGGTCTGTTAAATTATCAAGTATCATTTGACAATGTGACATAATAACTTTACAGCTTGTCATTGCGGAAGCTGCATCAGTATGTCCGTCTTTTTCAATTAATTGGAATTTTCCTTCTTTAGTAATTCTAGCTTTCATTCTTTACTTTTTTCTCGGCTTTTATCAAATCGTCTTTGATATCTACCACTCCGTCCCAATTTTCGTCTTTTCCAGTAAGAATATTCCAAAATTGAGTAAGTTTTAACTTAAGAAACTCTAACACGTCTTTTTCTCCTTTGTTGGTTATAAGTTTGTTTTGTATCCCACCATCTATCTACTAGATGTTCAGGAAAATGTTCAGATTCTGTTTTACTAAACATTATTTGTAATTCTTTGAGATCTCTTAAATCTCGTGATACTATACAATCTATAGAAGTATAGTTATTTTTATAAGCATATGTAAGTCTTAACATTCCGCTTGAAAAGTAATACTTTTCTTTATGCTCATAAATTGGTACGGGATTTGCCATACCTTTTTCTGGAATACTTTTTTCAAGTACTAAGTATCTTTCTGATACTGTATCTGGAAAAGTTAATTTTTCTTTCTCGTTTACCCAGATATCTTCTAATTTTATTTCTGTTACTTTATAATCTTCTGGTATTTTATTTGCTTTTAGATGCACTACTTTTTGGGTCTTCCCATCCTATATTTGCCCCCACGGGCTTTGTATGTTTTTACTAACCATCCGTTTGCATATGCACTCGGATAAACTTTAAACTTTCTTTTTGCTTCTGCTTTAACTCTTGCATAAAGTACTGGATTTGTTGGTACTGGTCTTTTCTTAGCGACTCTTCTTTTTCTTTTTCTTACTGCCATTCTTCTTGTAACCAGAAGCATATATTGCTCTACCTTGGGCTTCGGCCTCTTTCTTAGTCTTATAGACTTTTCCAGATTTACCCCATTTCCATCCGCCTTTTACTTTTCTTGCTGGCATTTATTTCCCCCTCTGTATAATCACTGGGCTTGGCAAAGTGGGTGGGCAAGACCACATATATGCGCATTTGTTCTGGATATTATTTCTTGTATCCACTATTTCCTTAATCTCACTAGGAGTTAGGTCATTGCCCACCTCGTAAAAGATCACCTCCCAAGGTTCTTGTTCCCAATTCATTTCAAAAAGTGTTAACACTTCATAATCATAAGGAACAATCTTTGTCGTGCCTTCTAAAAAAGAGTTGTAGAAAGAAGGATTAACATATTTGTCAGATCTGAAATGGTCTAACCAAATCATAAACGGGAAACTCTCATCAGTATCCTCGTTTTTTCTTTCCACGTTTTTTCTTTTTCTTTCCTGAATGATGCATTGGCATGTTATTTTCTCCTATGTCCAGCGAGGAGGCTCGTCGGGACACTCAGCCCATCTTAACTTAGTTTTGAGAGGCATAAAACAATTACATATCTTGCAAAACTTCCACTTCTTGTCTAAGTTTGGACAGTTTTTACAAATCTCGTATCGTTCTTCGTGAGAAAGTTTTTTCTTCATCGAATTGATGAAGGTAGTTTTGCTCTCTTTTTTCGCTGAAGATTTGTCTTTCTTGCCATCAGCTTTTTAATTCTTGCTGATAGTTCTTGATTCTCTTCTGCACCTTGCCCTTCGGTCACTTGACCGACTTCTGCTTTTTCAACTGCTTTTTTCAAAGCGTCTTCAATACTGTTTGACATATTAACCTTTAAATCTATTGAGTGCTATTTCAGCGTTTTCTTTTTTCTCGAAACCATGAGTTTCGCCTTTCCATACAAACTTAAACAGTTCGTTATCTTCAAAGATAACACCTTCTTCAACTTTTTTAGTTTTAGTAGCTTTTATGTCTTTAGTTTCATAATCTTTTTTCATATTTATTTTACCCATGTAATGACAATATTGTCATAATTACTGTTGCTCCTCCGACGATTATACCGCCAGCGCAAGTGATTAAAATCATCTCGATTCTCTTGATATTTTCTTCTATATCATCAAATTTATTGAACGCAGTTTTCCAACGTTCTGCACAAACGGCTTCATGTTTTGCTAGGTCTGCAGCGACTTGCTCTGAGTTCATGATTAATTTCCTAAATACCTTGAAATATACATTTCTATCATAATTATAACAAAAGGGAGGAGTAATGTCAAGTGTTATTTTCGAATGGTATAGATTTTGATGGGCTCTGTTTTGCCTTTAACGATTACCTCGTCTAAATATTCGTAATCGTACCCATCTACTAAACTATATTCTGAGATTATTATCCCAACATCATATTCTTTACAAAGGCTTTCTAAACGAGCAGCCAAATTAACGGCATCCCCAAGGACACTATAATCAAAACGACTGGAAGAACCAAAGTTACCAACCACGCATGGTCCTGTGTTGATTCCTCCTCCAGTATTGATCTCGTCAAGACCTTCCTCTTTAAGTATTTCATTTAATTTCTCCAATTCTGCTTTCATTTCTATAACAGCATTTGTTGCATTGCGTACTTGATCTTCGTCATCAAGTGGTGCACCCCAAAATGCCATTATACAGTCTCCCATATATTTATCAATGGTTCCACCGTGTTTTAATATTATTTGTGTTTGGTTGTCTAAAAATCTGTTTATTAATTTTGTAAGACCTTGTGGGTCTTTTTGATATTTTTCTGAAATTGGTGTGAATCCTCGAATGTCAGAAAAAAGAAAAGTGAGTCGTTTTGTCTCCCCACCCAATCTCAGCAATGTTGGGTCCTCCTGTAATTTTTTCACTAACTCTGGAGATACATACGTCCCAAATTGTTGTTTAATTCTAAGTTTCTCGAAATATGTAGTCATGAAATTACGGAAACTTTCAATACTCCAGAATAAAAACCCGATAAAAATTGTGCCAGTTACGTCTATCAAATAGGAAGATTGAAACGCATACCAGGCTCCATATAAAGAACCTGATATTACGACTATTAAGGTAGGTAGGGATAAATAGACATTCCCTGCGACAAGGATAAGGAGTAATAGTATAAATAATGCTCCCGCAAGCTCGGCTCCGCCAGCCCAAGTAGGGGTAGAAGGAGCACTACCATTAATAAGATTATGTAGAATGTTTGCTTGTATTTCATGTGGATATTTTGCTCCTGCTGGAGTGGGTACTGGATTATTAACACCTTCTGCAGTGACTCCAAAAATTACAAAAGGTGCGGGGATTGGATTCTCTAAAAATTCAGTAGCAGTTTGCTTGTAAAATTTAGTATTCCAATCTAAAAAGATGCGACCATTCGCATCTGTGTTCATAAGTGGGTAACCTGGTACTCTAACCCAAGAAACTCCTTCGTTTGTTGTTTTTAGCTGGTACGAAGGATGGTCTAACCCGACTCTTAAGAGTTCCAAGGCGAAAGCTGGGTAGAGTTTTGACTGCACGTTTAGTACTAGGGGAATGCGTCGAGTAACCCCGTCTATTTCCGGTGTAGCGGTTACTACTCCTAACCCCTTTGCGGTTGACGCCAGCGTAGACTTTGTACGTAAAATTCCTGGGTATTGATATAGCCATGGTCTTGGATCTTCTCCTATCTCAGCTGTTCCTACATGTAGAGAAAGCTGCTCTGACTGTGTTGAAGCTGCTGAAGCAATTACAGTTGGTGTAAGTGTCATCGCAAATGCTAAGTCATTATCATTTTTTGAATTTCGAATATCTGAGTCAGGCATCAAAACTGAGATACCTGCAACGTTTGATTTTTCTAGTAGTTTTGCGTAGAATGTCCGTGGAAGCGGATAGCCTTCGTATTTCTCTACAATTTCTTCATCAATATCTACAATAAGAATATTGTCATTTTGTACGGTTGGTGTAGACATGATAAGATAATCATATCCTTTGAGTTCTGCGACTTTAAAGGGGTATGGATTCCAAAGAAAGAGTCCAAAACAAAGTGTTGCTATAAATAATCTTACCATGATATATTAAAATTTATTCCCATGCTTTCGTGATTTATTACCACGCCCCACTGAACTACATTTGCTGCAATCAGTCCGTATTTTCGATTGTCTCTACTATCATTAAATTTGTAGAGTACATATGATCCTAATATTTTTTGTGCGAGTATTCGGTCTGGGTGTGGACGATTTGAAAATAATGGGTTACCTTCCATATATTTTCCAGATTGAAAAGCATCTTTTGATTGTTCGAAGTCTATCCAACTTCCTATATTGTAAGCATAGTATAAGTTTCGTTCTGTTTGTGTCCAATCACTCAGACTGGCGAATAATGATGTTGGAGCCCCCACTATTAATAACAATATTATATTCTTTACCATCTTGAGAAAGTGTCAGGTTATAACCTGCCCCTGAGTCAAGTGTAACTTTTGCAAAATCACTAACTTGTCGACTCATATTTATAGTTTGGGCATCTACAATAGTTATTATTTGTGTATTACTATCCTGCCCGATTGTTGTTCCTACGATACTTGCTTTTCCACTTGTATCTACATCTTTGCCTTCTTCAAGTTTATCTATTTCTTCTATAATTTCAAGTAAATCTTCAAGAAAGTTTACATCTAATAAGTCAACATCTAGTTCATTAAAGTCTTCTTCAGTTTCTAAAAGATCTTCATTTAATAAATCAACATTAAGATCATTAAAGTCTAAAAAGTCTGCTCGTTGTATTTTTTCTTCTTCAACAAGTTCTTCCTCTTTTGGAGGACTTACAATTAACATATTATCAATCGCATCTAAAGTTAAGTCTAGTATTACATTTTTGCTTGGGTTACTTTCCCATGTACTTGCTACTGTGGACTCAAAG